ATCCCTCTCTGTCCGCCACTGCTTATAAACAATCACAAACTTTTATTAACTTTTGCAAACATTGAGCCACGATTTTAACATTATTTTAAAGCCTTTATACATAAAATTACAAACAATTATAAACAATGACAAACTATTATTATCGCAACTTTTTAGCTGACTTTTAGCTGACCGCCTTTTAAAAAGTAGCTAAAAATATAACAATAGTCAGCCAAAAAGGACAGCTAAAATGCCTAAGCTTTCACGCCAACTAACGATCACACAGTTTAAAAATCTAAAAGCAAAAGAGAAGCCATATTTTGTCAGCGACAGCGACAATCTATTAATCAAGATAATGCCAAACGGCACGAAGTTTTTTATATATGAGTTTCGAGAAAATGGCAAGCGTCACCGCTTAACACTAGGTAAATATGATGAAATGAGTTTAAACGAGGCAAGAGATAAAAGAAACGAGCTAAGATTAAAACTTAATCAAGGCGAGAGCCTAACTCAAACAGCAGAAAAAACAAAATTTAAGGCAGTATTTGAAGCGTGGTATAAAACAAAGGGCAAGTTGAGTGAAAAGCAGCAGTTTTGGATAAAAAGGCGGTTTGAAACATTATTTTTGCCAAAATTTGGAGAGATGGGGATAAAAGAGATCACTAGAAAGGATATTATTGCCGCCCTTGCACCACTTCTTGGCGATGACAAGCAAGAAACGATACGAAAAACGCTAGGGACACTAAATAGCTTCTATAAATTTGCTCTTTTACACGAGTATGTAGAGCATAATATCATCTCGGATATTGATAAAAGTGCGCTAATTGGCAAAAAAGAAGTGAAACATTTTGCGTACTTAAAAAATGATGATGAAATAAGAGCCGTATTAATGGCGATAAGAGAGTACTTTGGAGATATAAGAGTAAAAACGTGTGCGATATTTCAACTATATACCGCTGTAAGAGGGCAAAACGCTAGAAATGCCAAGTGGTCGCAGATAGATTTTGAAAATTGCCTTTGGCATATCCCAGCAAGCGAGATGAAAACGGCAAGGGCTCACGAAGTGTTTTTAAGTAGAAGTGTTATCAACTTACTAAAAATTTATCGTGAGCGGCTGCCATTAAAAAGTGAGTTAATTTTTCCGTCCATAAAATCAAATATACGCCCAATTAGTGATAATACTATCCGCTCAATGCTTAGAAATTTAGGCTTTAATAATGATATGGTAACGCCACACGGCTTTAGGGCTACATTTAGCACGATCGCCAACGAAAACATAGATAAGCACGGCTGTAATAGTGATGTTATCGAGCTTTGCCTAGCACACGTTGAGAGTAACAAGGTTAAAGACGCGTACAACCACGCCAAAAATTTAAAAGCAAGGGCGAAGCTAATGCAGTGGTGGAGTGATTATTTAGATGGCTTGGGTGGCTTTGCCTGATTTATAGGCGGATATTGAGTTTTGAGAATAATAAATTATTTTTGAGTTTATCTTACTTGCCGTGATCTTGCCAGCTAGCACAAGGCGTCTTAAGCTGATAGGCGACGTTAGCCCTAGCTGTTTTAAGGCTTCATCGCGCGTAATAAATGTATCGCTCATTTCCTCTCCTTGATGTAATCTTTCAAATCTCGTAATGCGTTCCGTAAATAGCGGACGTCGCATTTAAATAAAAGAGCTTGTATTCGCTCAACCAAATTTATTTTTTCATTGTGTGCCTCGCAAAACGCTTCTAAACTTGCAAGGGCAGCTAAGTGTTTTTCACGCTCTGGGCTACTCATTTAATAACTCCTTGTTTTCATATATAGCACTCTTGCACTTCATTATTTTTTCTAAATCATCTTTTGTGTGAGCTGTGCCACCAAAATTTAACGTCAAATAGAAATCTAGCTCCTGCTCTAGTGTTGGTTCATTTATGATCATAGAACCGAAATTATGAAAATCTATGAAAGTTCTTTTGTCTAAATAAGGCAAATCCTTGAAAAAATGCCCATCTACGGCAAATTCATCATCAATAAAGCCTTGTATTGCATTTAGTCTTTGCTGTCCATCTAGTAGATAATATTTCCTAGTTGGTAGCTTTTTTAGGGTTTGTTTATCATAAGCTTGCCTGGCAAACACAAAAGTTCCAATAGGAATGCCAGCCATAATCGTTTTTATTAAATTGACCTTTTGGGTTTCACTCCAAACTAAGCCTCTTTGATATGCAGGAATTATGAACTGATCGCCATACTCTCTGCCCTTAAGCAACAAGTCGTTAATATCCATAATACAATTTTCGTGGATAACAACATTGCTGTCACGAAAAAGATGTCGATATAGTCGCCTTGTATCGCTTTTGTCGCTTTCAGCTAAAACTTTTTCTGCATAACTGCTGTATTTTTCGTCTAACATGTTTATATCCTTTATTTTTCAAATGCTTCAATAACTTCACATAACACATACTCTATACTAGCAGTGTATGGCTTACTCATTAGCTGCCTTATTTCCTCTTCAAATACCAAGAGGCAATCTTTTTTAAACTTAGCGATAACGCTCGCACATCCGTCAGGAGAATATCTATCTACTGAATAATCTATTATATCAGCAAACTTATTTAGATGCTCTTTGCAAGAAATAAATATAGTAAGGCTCTTTATTGCTTGACCTGCCTTGACATATTGAATAGGCGTTATCCTTTCATTGTGCATTAAGTAGTTTTCTATTGTTATCCTCATTAGTTCTCCTTAGATACAGCATCAAATAGAGCATTAGATCTGCTCTCCATTAGCGGTAACTCATTGAATAACTTATTAGCATAAGGCTTTAGCTCTTCTTGAATAATCCTTAGCTTAAGCTTCTCTGCTTCTTCGTCAAACATTCTGCTATTCTCCTTAGTTAAGAGAGTAGTAAAGTCAAGAGCTTTTAGTTTCTCCTTTCTCATAAAGCTAATGCAGTTATTGAGTATTGGGAACTCCTCTTCAACTATGTCAAATACTTCACTATATAACTCTGGATATTTAACAAGATTATTTATAATCTCATAAGGGTAAGCTGTAGCTTCAGATATATGCTTAACTATATCTTCTTGAATACTTATTTTCCTAAACTTTTCGAGATACCACCCTTTAGAGATATACCTCTCAACAACTTCTTTAATCTCTTTCTCGAACATTAGTTGTCCTTTAGTTTAAATCCAAGAGCATATATAGGCTTCCAGCTAAGCGTATCGTGATTAGCTGCATACTCTTCCTCTAGTTCAGCTCTAGTTGTTCTCCTAGGATACATCGAGTACTCTTTAGAGATATAGTCGTATATCTCGAAATACCATAAGACGTTTCTCTCATTAGTGAAGTCCCTATCTACCTCTTCGATAGCAGTAGGGCTTGTATATTCAAACTTATAATGGGTTTCGTCAATATCTATAATTGTGTATGTCATTGGACATAACCCTTCTTCAGAGGCTTTAAATACAAGAGTATCTCCTATATTAAACTTAGCACTCTTATTAGATTTAATTCTATATTTACCTTCCTCAAAATTCCAATCATCATAAATCTTTGCCTCCCACACATCTTCATCTTCGTTATAAACCTCTATTGGCTTACCTTCTGCATAAGCCCTAATAACTTCTAACTTTTCTTCTAGTGTCATCATATACCCTTTTAGTTTTATTTCGTGTTTTTATGTTCTACATTTTCCCTAATATATGTGTCAATAAATAGTATTGCCATTGCTAACAGCAAAGACAATACTATCACATGCACTCCTCGCCAAAATATAATCCCGTCAGTAAGGTAGAAAAATGTGGTAAATATAAATGTTAAACTACCCATGATGCAAAGTATTGTTATGGCAAGTATTATTAGCGGGGGGCTTTCGTCTAAATTCGCCAATGCATAGTAAATTTCTCTTAAAAAATATTTCATTGTTGTCCTTTCAAATATTCTCGATGTAAAAATAAGCCAGCGTTTGGCTATCCTCTGCCTCTTTGCGATATTTTGTATCACAACTCTTGTTCGATATGTAGGCGATTTTCTCTTTATTCGTCGCATAAAAATCAGCTAGTATCGGAGCCAGCCTTTGCCCCTTGCGTTCGTTTGGTGCTAACCTCAAATAAAGCAGATCACAAGCTAACTGTGGCGCTGTCGTGCTAAAGCTTTGTTTGGCAATGCTCGCCTTATTATCCAAAGCGTTTATTTGAGTTTCTATCCGCCTTTTAAACACGTGATAGTGTCCAACTATCGGCGTCATCGCCTCGATCAGCTCATCGATAAATTTGCTCGCTTTTTTATTAATGAATAGTCCTAGCTCCTCGGTGCTGTCCATTTGCAAAAAGCTATACGCCATTACAAAAATAGCGGCGTCTTTAAGTTCAGCTGTTGTCATCGCTCACTCCGTTTAGATTTTTGCCTTTTAGTATTTGTAGCACGTCTTGCTTTGAAAATTTAGAGCTTGGACTTAGCTCGATTTTACTAAGCCAATAGCGGTCTAGTTTTTCGCAGTAGTATTTCATCGCACTTTCAAAGTTTAACCGCTGTGGCAGTGGCACGCCTATCTTAAACGTGCCTTTTACTAGCTTCATCTTATCTTTTGCGTTCATAATTGCTTCACCGTAAGTCATTTTCTTTTCCTTTTAGAAGTAGGTTTTTTAAGCGGTGCTTGTTGGTATTGCCACTAAAATTTTTGTCCATTTTTTTAACCTTTTGCTTGTTCGCCTATTTTTAATAAAATTTCACATAAGCGAGACATAATGGGGCTACGCCCTAGATATACGCCATAAGTCCTATAATTTTCACCACGCCCAGCATATTCTCTAGCTTCTCTATCGCTAAAAGTAAATACCATTCTTTCATCTACCACCCACCTTTGCGTAGTCGGGTAATAAGAATAGTCGTTTATTTTTTCTCGATCTCTTATATAGTTTTGCAAATCGTCGTTGTCATTCACGTTCAAAAGAACGCCAAGTTCCTTTATCAATTCTAGTTTTTGGGTGTCACTATCGGCACCTATTAGGTTTTCGTGTATTTCGTCTATTAGGTATGCTTTTGCCTGCTTAAGTCCCTCAGCCACGACAGCCCCTTCGCTAAATAGTGTCCAATTATCGGCAAATTTCTCATCTGTAATAAAAATCTCTTTCTTTTGGACTGTCAGACCATAGGGCTGAGCGGTGTCTCTAGTATCTTGGTTAAGCATTTCTTTCCCCAAATCCATTAAAAATTTCGTATCTTCATCAGATAAATAAAATGAAAAACCCTCATTATCTTGTGTCACATTAGCTCCTTTAATAATTTACTCGTCAAACAAAATTAACCAGCCAAAGCCCTAAAAATTGGCTTTTGTATGGCTGTATTAAGCTTATATTAAGCCAACTATCAAACAACAGTCAAACAATTAAAACGGTATCGTTTCGTCGTTGTCGTATTTGCCGGCATCAATATCTATCTCGCGTTCGTATTCATCGACAGGCGGTTTTTGCTGTTGCGGTTTCTTAGGCGCTCCTTGCTGCGGGCGCTGATTTAAATAGCCACCTTGCTGATAGCCTTGATTACTTTGCTTTGGCTCGCCTAGCATTTCCATACTCTCAACGGCGATAGAGTGCTTTGAGCGATTTTGTCCGTTATTGTCTTGCCATTGCTCAAATTTCAAATATCCTTCAACGGCGAGCTTTGAGCCTTTACCTAGATACTGGTTTGCTATCTCTGCTTGCTTGCCAAAAAACGTAATGTCAATAAAACACGTTTCTTCTCTCTTTTCGCCGTTTAGTGTGTATTTGCGAGTTACGGCGATGGCAGTTTTGCCTATCGCCATTTGGCTTTGCGTGTATCTTAGCTCTATATCACGAGCTAAGTGTCCTATCATTATTACTTTATTCATTTTATATCCTTTAAATAGTTTGCTTCGTGGTGATTTTCGCTCATAAGACGCTCAATAAAAGCAATATGGCTTAAAACTTCCTCATTGTTTAATTTCGTGTAGCTTAGAGGCTTGCCCTCTTTGTCTTTTGGGTAGTCAGTATCAAGGCGTTTTAGCACTTGCTTCAGGGTATCAAACGCCAAATAAAAAGGGCGTATAGCGACTTTTAGCTCTCTAACCTCTAAATAGCGCAACGCCCAAAGCTCCTTTAAAACGACGCCGTGCAAAAAACGGCTAAATTCGTTTTTTATTTTCACACTCTAACCGCCCAGCTTGAGCTTTCAGGGCGTATAAACTCATTTGGCACGTCATAACCCATAAACTCGCAGTAACCCTTATAGTCAGGCTGTGCTTTGCGGTTGATCTTATACACGCTTAACCCAAAATGTGCCTGCTCTTTGCCATCTGCTTTTTCGATAGCTTTGGCTTTTAGTTCGGCTATCTTTGCTTCTAGCTCACTTTTTTGTGCGCTTAGCTCGCTTAGCTCGCCCGCAAGCTCCAGCCACTCATTGTTAGCCTCGTCGTCTTGCATATACTCCTTTTCAAAAGCGTTCCAAGCATCTTTTAGCTCTTTTATCGCCTTTTTGTTTGGCAAAACTTCACAAGTTACTGCTTCAAGCTCAAACTCATCATTTAGGTGTCCGACGGCAAAGATACATTTTTTCGCTTCACTCACATATAGTTGGTGTTGGACTTGATAGTAGTATTTTTTGCTAGGCACTCCGCACTCTTTTACTTGTTTATATTCGGCATCACTAAATTTTATCTCGCAGATCACGTCCGCCATAATATCTAGCCCATCAAGGCTTGCAGAAAATCTTGTGTCCTCGTCGCTTTGCATTACGGCTGGCAAAAAATCATAGTGCATTGTTTTGTTTAGCCACGCCCTAAGATCAGGCTCGTAGTTTTTGCCGTTTCTCATAGCTTGATTTTCAAAAACGGCTTTTTGTCCTTTCTTGATCTGAGCTAATACATAGGGCTTATTAAAGCCGACACCCATAACGTCGCCAGCCTCACTGGCATTAAACTTTGTTCTGCGATACTCTAGCCACTCTGGCGTGTTTTGCTCTAAATTTATAAACATTCTTAATCCTTTATGCTGCTATCTTGAAAGCATTTACTATTTTTGCACTAAGTGCGACTTGCCCTTTAGCCGTTATCCTAGTTGTGAATTTTTCTTTATTGCCCTTTGGCGTCACTATAATTTGTGGGATAACTTCAAAATATCCAGCCTCTACCCATTTTTGGTAAGGCAAGTTATCGTTCATTAGGTATTTTTCATCTCTTAGCCACTTAAAGACCCTATTGCGCCCAACTCTTACCTCACTATCACAAAGGGTTTTTACAAAGTCGCCTATTAGTGCGCTTGTGGCGCTAGCCTCGACGGCTTCAGCAAAAATAAGCTTTGGCATATCGGCAAGGCGTTGTGCCTCTAAGGCTTCGATCTGCTCTTGCTGTCTTAGTGCAAACTCTAAAGCCTCTCTATAATTAGTTGGCGCTTTAAATTTATTTCTAAGCGCGTCAGCCATTGCATTAAAAGCATTGATATAGGCAACTTTGAATTTGTAAAAGCGTTCGCCGTTAAAACTCATAGCCAAAAGAGTAAAGCCGTCTTTTGAAATTAGATAATATGGTCTGCTCTCGCCCTTTTTATCAACATATTCAACGAGCCGAAAATTTGTCCCGTTAAAATTATCTTGTGGCAACTCTCTAATTTTCGCTAGAATATGCTTGTGTTCTTTTTCGAACACTTCTGCAATTTGTAGAGAGGTAGTCCAGATTTGGTCGTCGGCTACCTCTAACTTAATTTCTTGGTTATTAATAATTAAATTATCCATTGTCTGATCCTTTATTTTAAATTTCTCATTTACAAAGTAGTTGTCATTGTTTAGATAAGCCATAACGGCTCCGACCTTTGTATATATTTCAGTCGTTGCTGCTTCTAAGTCGTTTTGTATATGACTTAGATAAATCGTTGTTTGCTCGGTGGTAGGTTGCGTCATCTCTTGCTCCTCTATTATTTTTTTAAAACGTATTATTTACGTTTTCAGAGGTGCATTATACTTATATAATACGTTATTGTCAAGAGATAAAATGTATTTAATTTGTATTTTTATAAAAAATAGACGTAAATAATACGTCTATTTAGAAAGCTCTTTTATAATAGCAGCTAAGTTGTCAAGTGTTTTTAGTTTATTTTTTAACTCTAAATTCTCTAAATAAAGGGCTAATGCTTTATCCATGGCTGGCGAAATGTTATAGGTTCTAGCAGCCTTACTCACTGCCTCTGCACCATAACCAATCTTGGCAGCCAGCTCTGCATATGTTAGCCCTAAAGTTTTACACGCATTTTTTATTGGGCTTATATCATAAAGCAAAAAACCGCAGTTCTCGCATTTCATATCGTAAATAATATTGCCAACTCTATGCCCAGCTTTCCATTTTTTAGCTCCACATTTAGGGCAAGTATTGTTTTCCATAAACTCTTTTTCTATCTGTTCTCCAGTTCTTATTTTTTTTTCATCTGCCATTATTACTCCTTCATATCTAAAATTTGCTGTTCGGCGTTCTTAGATGCTTCGATGCCTAAAATATCGTCTAAATAATAATCCGTGCTAACGACGTTTAAGTCGGCATCAATTATAGATTTAGATATTAGTGTGCCTGCTATCTTATCGCCATATCTTAGTGCTATCTCGTGGCTTTTTAGCTTTTTTAGCCACGCTTCATCGATGATTTTTACGTCTATGGCGGCTCCATTTATGATAGTCCATTTGCTAGCGCCAGCCAAATCTGGCTTTTTGATAATAAAAGCACCTTTAAACTCGCTTTTTTGTTCTATTGCGCCGTCTAAATCGTCGGCGCTAAACTCGTAACCACTTTTTACTTCTCGCTCTTTGCCTTTTAAATTTATGCGTGGTGGCATTTTAAATCCTTTCGTGCTTTGGGATAGGTTTGACATCGCCCGTAAAAGAGTGGTCTTGTTATGTTTGTAGCCGTAATTTTTTAACTCACTATCCTCTATAATTTCACAAACTATCTCGTCGGCTCTATATGGCAACTGCTTTGGGTCGTCCTCTAAAAGCTCTATTAGTTTATCTTTAGCCTTAATCAAAAAATCGGCTATGGCGTCTCTTGGGTCTTTCACGTAGCTCCTTATCTTGTCGCTATCTATGTTTTTTAATATGTCTTTTACTTTTGCTTTTAGCGAGCCATTTTCTACGCCCTCTAAAATGACATGAGTGGTTATCTCACTATCAATGTAGGAGCAAATAGCGACATTTAGCTCGTCTAAATTAGTTATGAAGGTGGAAACGTTTTTAAAAAAATCTGCTCCACCATCCGCATTAAAATCAAAATGCAGTTCGTAGCTTGCGTCCATTTTTGACCTTTAGGACCTTTAGACAAAATTTTCAAATTTTATTTAAAGATTTTTAAAATAAACTTTCTTGTTTAAAACCGAGCTGGCGGCTCACTAGAAATAAGTAGCCGCTCTTTCTCTTTAATATAATCCATTAAAATTTTTCTTATGTGCATAGCCAAAGGGCGATACTCTTTTTGTGCGTCGTCCTTTAGTTTTTGTAGCGTTTCATCATCTAGCCTTATGCTTACGATATTGCTTTGTTTCTCTTTCATCGTTTTTCTCCTTACGCCGTTTTCTTGCTTTCGGCTTTTATCTTTTCAAGCTTAGTTAGTAGCGCCGCTTTGGCTTTATCATAAGGCACTTGCGAAAAAGATTTAACCTTGTAGTATGCCGTTAGTTTTTCTATATCTGAGTTTGTCATCTCACAAAGTTGGGTTAGGTCGCTTAGTTGCTCTGGCGTCATATAAACACCTTTGCCTTTTTGCTCGATTTTTGGCTCGTCCGCATGCATATTTGTAGCGTCGGCGTCTTTTGTATCGTCTATCGCAAATAAGCCATTTAGGGCGTATTTTCTAGCGTAGCTTGAAGTAGCGCCAGTTATTTGTGCCTCGTCCATACCTTTTTTTAACAATGGCTCTCTTGCATAAGCATTTACGCTTATTTCGCCCTTATCGCACACGAATTTAGCCGTAGCTTTTACATATATGCGATCAGCTACGATGATTATCTCGTCGGTTAGTAGCGTGCAAAAACTATGCTTTGCCTCAAGCTCTTTTAGCGCCTCTAGTATATCCTCACAAGAGCGGTATTTATACCCGCCAAACTTATTTTCTTGTGCTTTAGGGGCTTTTAGCTCTGTTTGCACCTTGTTCAATAGCTCTATTACTTCTTTATCCATTTTTTTATCCTTTTTTTTAACATATTTATCTTTTATGTTAAAAATTTTTCAATTTTTTAACAATTTCTAAAAACTCACCTACCGTCATACCTGGCTCATAATAAAATTCAACAAGCCTCATCAGAATATAAGAGCGCATCTCTTTCAGCCTCCTCTCGTAGCTTTTCAAGACTTTTTTTATAAGTGGTTGTGTAGCTTAAAAAGCCCTCGTTGGTATATTGAAATTCAGAGCATAAAACATGGACTAAAGCGGCATAAGCGAAAAAGTCTTGGCTACATCTTTCTATTAATAAATCGATTATCGCTCCAGTATTGTCGCCAAGCCCATTTTTAAAAGTATCGTAATAGCGGTTATAGATAACTATTAGATCGCTTACTATCTCGTCGTATTCTTTTTCAAAATCCAAGCGTGCCACGTCGCTTTCGGCACGTGCTAGATCGTAGCTCAAACTCATTTTTAACTCCTTTTGATATTTAGATAGGCAATATTTTTGATCTCGCCGCCATTGCTGAAAAGCACCCTAAAAAATTTAATTAGCTTTCTCATCTCAAGCTCCTTTTTCTAATAGAAACCTTGCTCACCACCGCCGTCTGAAGATGTTAAAAATTAATTTAGCTTGCAAAAGCAACTTTAAAGGAAAATTTTTTATATGAAAAATGTTAGCAGGCTTTCGCCTACTCCAAGCAAGCAAGGCTTTTATTAGAAAAATTAAGAGATTAAATTAAGTGAAAGTGAGAAAATTTTATTTACGGCTTGTTTGATAAACTCGTCTTTACCAGTTTGCACGGCTGCCTTTAGGTTATCGCCCAAGCTCTTGCCGTCTACGCTTTGCGGAGTTTGTTTTAGTATCTCTAGCCCTTTGGCCGTTAAGATCACATTTGAAACCATTTTTTGAGATGAAAAGGAGTTGTCTAAATTTACAAAGCCATTTTCTTTTAGCCATAGACAAGTGTAATAAACGATAGCTACATGTTTATTTACTTCATCTACATGTATATCGTTTTTTACTATATCAGCCGCCTTAATATCTTTAGGTAGCGGAAACTCGTCGATAAGCTCTGAAAAGATAATGCCTGCGTAATAATCGAACAACTCTATATTTTTCATCTCGTAATTATAACTCACTTTATTTTAGTGTTTTTCGTTTTATTAATAACCCTGCGAAAACTATCCTAAACCAGGGCTGGTGCTGAGTGATAGCTTTTCGCCCTATCACTGACGCTTCAGATTGAAACGTGATTAACCTGCAACTCGCAGGAGGCTCACTCTGTCAAGCTTTGCTTTGAAGCCTATCTACTTTTTTCATTTCGATGAAAGAATGTTAATATTATTTACATTAAAAAATACTTAAATATGTAAATATATTTTACATTTTACAAAAAAGAATAGTTTGCGTTTAAAAGTAGGCTGGAGTATAATTAATAAAATTACTTTAAAGGATTTGTAATGTCAGTAAGGATTAGTAAAAGCATAATGGGGTTAAGATTTTCTACAAGCTTAAGCCAAAATGAAAAACGCCCAACCCAAGCAGAGCTAGTAGCAGCGGAAAAGGAACAATTTTTAGAAAAAATATCAGATGTTTGCAATAATAGCTGGTTGCTTTTTTTGGAGGGGTGCGGATATACAAAACAAACTATTATATACGTGCTTAATAACGGAGGCGAGGTAGTCGATTTGTTGGCAGACGAGGAGAATAAAACTAGTTTTTTAAACATTTTTGATCTGAAAGAAGAATTAGAAACGCTACTTAATAAAGCAAAATTTTCAAACGTTCTAACTGCAAAAAGACGCGAGGAAATGACAAATATAGTTTTTGAAATTTACAACTTAGTTAATACCGCAAAGAAATTTTATACCGATGATTATATTTTAAAAATTATAGCAGAACGAAAGAATAAGCCTTATGATGTAGTTTTAAAAGAAAGAAACAAAACAAAACTATATACCGAAAAAAAACTATCGATAGGCAAAAAGATATTTTACGCATTTGCTTTTTTATTTTCTGGGCTATTGTCGCTAGCCAGTATTGCTAGCTATAATGAGATTACTAGTGAAAAAACTAACAATTCTACAGCTGGCGTGGTTTTTGTGCTTTTGATGTCCACCCCTCTTATTGTGACAATATTATTCTACAGAAAGCAAAAAAGAAGTTAATTTTTTTCGCCACTCCCACGGCGGAGTAGGATCGCTACTCTGCCAAAGCCCTAGCTTGTTTTCACGTGCTGTTTTTTCGTGTTCCACGTATATTTTTGAGTATTTTACATAAGCCCAGGCATAGCCATTTAGCACCATTTGGGCGTTTATATCCTGCCCTTTGTCGCGAATAATGCCAAGTGTGCGTTTGTATCTATCTTTGCCCTTTGGCTCTACTTCTATCATTTGTCCTGCGATCAAGCTGGATAAAAATTGCTTTGATTTTTGCCCGTAGTCTTGCTTTTTCTCTGGAGCGTCAATGCCGTATAATCTTACTTTTGTTTGCTCTTTGCCACTTAGCACGACGATTGTGTCGCCGTCAGATATTTTTATGACTTTGGCGGAAAAGGCAAAGAGAGATAAAGGGATAAAAACAAAAAGGATAAAACGGATCACTGCTTTTTAACAAAATATATCAAAAATTTATATGCATCGTAAGTTTTAAAAATTGCGATAAGAAACAACAAAAAAGATACGATACAAATAACTATTTTAGTGGGCTCGCCTATAAAATCTGGGCGAATAAACCAAAGCAAGCATATAACAACGCCACTAATAAAATTCCAACATATAGAGCTATTATATCGCTTTATAACGCTATCAATAAGCCCAGTTTCTCGAAACTCTACTATTCGTCCAGTGCCAATAGTTTGCAATATAGTAATAGCGGCAATAACAAAGGCAAGCATGGTAAAGCTTATAGTAAAAAGTTTATCTAAATTAGAATAAATAAATTCTATATCTATCATCTTGATAAATCCACTATCTCTTGTATATGTTTTTCATAAACGTCTTTTATGACAACAAGCATGTCTTCAGGTGCAACACGCTTTTTATTTTCCCTTACGCTTCTAGATACTGTATAAAACTCATCTAGCAAATCAATTAAAACACCACTTTTTAAATAAGAATTCGATGTCTTTATTCGCATTTTACTATAATTTTCTTTATTCCCTAATAAGTTTTTAAAAGTATCAACGCTAAACAAACCCCTACCTTTTTTTGCAGTTATTTTTATCTCGACCTTTCCTAAATTATCATCATCTATTTTTAATATGCCTTTATCATCAAGCCCTAGTTCTTGTAAAACTTTTATCGATGGGCTAGCCAAAGCAATATCATAGGCTTTTATAATATTAGAGTTTATTATTTTTTCATAGCCATTGTGGGATATTATGGGTTTTAGGGTAAAAAAATCATCTTTGAATTTTCCTTTTAATAGTTCTTTTATATACGTTTCAAACGCCGTAGTATTAAAGCCGCCAGCAGTTTTTTGATATATGATGATATTGTTTTCAAAATCCCAAAAAAGATAATTTTGCTCTATAATGTATTCTGTTTCATTTAATTTTATCTCACGTGTTTTTCCAGTTACTTCGTCTTTAATAATAGGGTTAAAATCTTTTCTAAATTTTTGAAATATAAAAATATTTTTTTCTCCATTAACGTTATCTAAAAATCCTTTGTTTTCGTTGATAGCAATTAGTCCATCTTGTAGAGATATACCACTAGAAAAATAATTTTTTAGGCTGTAATCAAACAAATTTTTATCAATATCCCCAACTACCTTGTAAAAATAAAATTTTATATCCATAACACAAGCCTTTTATTTAAACTTACTATCCATAATTTCTTTTGCATCATAATAGTTAAATTTATCCTCAGAATAAAACATATACATATCACAATTTTCGTTATTATAAAATTTCCCAATTTTTGCAACATTGATTGTGGGTAAATTAAATTTGACACAAAGACTGTTAAAATCAAGAGAGTTGGCTGTAGCTCTATGGTATATAAAAAAATAACCATTTTCGACCAACTCGTTATATTTTTGTTTAAAATCTTGTTCAGTCATATCGCATCCCTTTAAAATTTATCACATGGCGTCAAAACACCCTTATTTTATCCCATAATCCTCAAAGGTCAGTCCTTTGTATACTTCGCAATGGACTTTACCGCAGACCTTGCCAAGTATTTCGCACTCGTAGCCCTCTTTATGTGGATACATATCGCTGTATTTTGAGTTTAGGCTTATTAATTTGATTTTATTTTGTGGTAAAAACTCAACCCTTTTTATATAAACGACATCATCCACTCTAACGATATAAACGCCAGCTATTCGCACAAAATTATCCCTACCTGCTACCATATCAGCAATAGCCCAGTCACCCTCGTAAAAGTCTGGCTCCATGCTGTCGCCTACCACTTCAAAGATACGTAAATTTTTAGTATCAAGCCCTTTTAAAAAAGCCTTATCTACTGCGATCTTTCGCTCGTCTTTTTGAAGCATAGCAAGATCATATACGCCCTCACTACCTGCACCTATACGCATTTCGGATTTAGGTAGAAAAAGCATATTTTTAGGGGTGTAGTCTTGGGGGATGAAGTCGGCATATTGTGAAAAATTAGTTTTTAGCTCTTTTTTTACAACACCAACACGTTTTGCATATTCGTCCTCAAAAAAATAAAGCATATCGACGTCGCAGGCATTTGCAATTTTTTCAAGTGTTTCTGTCTTTGGCTTTATTAGATCATTTTCGTATTGTGTTATCGACTCACGCCTCACATCTACTATTTCAGATAGTTGTAGTTGTGTAAGTTTTTTTGCTTGTCTTGCTTTTTTAATTTTTCCGCCAAGTGTCATTTTTCTAACCTTTCCTAAAAATGTAAAATAATACTCAATAAAATGTTAAAAGTATTTACATATTTAAGCTTCTTATAATGTAAATTTTTTTAACATAAGCCTATGAAAACAAAAAAAATAAAACTAATAGACGTTGCAAAAGCAACAAATAAAACCCATGCATCAGTTAGTTTTTGGTTAAGCGGAGGCTCAAAGCCAACTATAACCGACGTTGAAATTATGGATAAGCAGTTTGGCATACCGCCTAACGCTTGGTACGACATAACTTCTTATGTCCTAAATAATAGCAAACGTTTTGGTAATCTTAAAATATTACGAAAGGCTCACAATGGTAACGCCTAAGTATGATATTAGCAAGGCATTCAAATTATCTAATCAAAACATCGCAAATATCGTAAAAATACAAAATAGAAAGGGCTTTAGAAACGATAGTGAAGTGATCAGATTTTGCCTTGATATGGTTAGCGTCTTAATTGACAAAGAATTAGAAACACAAGTTATTGCCAAGCTTTTAGAAAATACAGCAAACGAGAAAGGATGTTAAATGGTAGCGAGTAATAGCCTAGAGGCATACAACAAACTAAAGCCAGAGCTAAGCGGCAAACGTAGAGCCGTATACGAGATGTTTTGCCAGCATAAAGAGGGTGCAACCAGGCAAGAAATTTCACGTTGGTATAACGTAGCAATAAATAGCGTTTGTGGGCGGGTAAATGAGTTAGTAGAACGTGGCTACTTGATCGAGATCGGATCAAAAAAAGATGTGATAAGCGGATGTAGCACGTCAATACTCAAACCCACTGAAAGGATAGCGTGATGAGCCAAATGTATATAGGCTATATACTCTGCGCGTTATTGATACTTGACGCAGTTTATCAAACTTGGAGGGGGTTTAGATGAGTAAAGCATATTATTGGCTAAAGCTAAAAAAAGATTTTTTCGACGATCCTAAAATTTTAAAAATAAGGAGCGTAGCTGGTGGAGATACTTACACCTG